CGATATAGTTTCGCATATCAAAATTCTTTATTTCTTCTCGAATTTCTTTATTCATTGGTCTCCTTTCATAATCCCAATGGGCAGTAGTTTGGTCTGCACTTTAACGTTTTTCTAAATGATTTAAAGTTTATTGAGCGATTCCAGATATAGTCAATGTCTTTATCACCTTTTATTGGAACAGCCCATATACTCGAGTCTGCAAAGCTACATGGCATCATTTTCATATCGTGAGTAATATATGCTGACATTCTTGCACCTTCACATGTATCAATTGACATCTTTTGAAGTTTATCTGGTTCAACATAACTTAAGACATGGTTGACCAAACAACTATCCATTCCAATTTTAAACTTAGATTTTGTTTTGAATACAAGTTCTGCAAAAGTTGAAAATTGAAACATATTGGGTCTCCACTTGAGATAAGCCCCTGCACCAGCTGGTTTAAATAATAAAAATATTACAGCATTTAATCTGTCAATGTCTACAAGACTTTCATTACCTCTGTATTGCCAAGGATTATGTCCATATAGAATTTTAACTGATTTGAAATATGAGATATTAGTTAACATTAAATGAATGTTAGTTTTTACTCTAGCATCCATTAACTTTGTTAGAGCTTTATATGTATAAGATTTTCCATAGTCACTAACCGCAACTGCACCACACATTTTTGAGATATCAACTTGCTCATCTGTTAAGTCAATACCGCTTGTTGTGTAGTTTGGAACAACTCCATTCTTGCGAGCGTATGAGACTATTTCTTCAAAATGTTCATGTTGATTTGGATCACCCCTGCCTCCCAATGCTACCTGATTTGTATGATGTTTAACTTGATCTATAATGGACTTAAAATCTTCAAGTTTCATATTGGGATTATTTGAATGTCCTTGATAACAGAATTCACATTTATGTTTACAATGCCCCATGACTCCAACATCTATCAATGAAGGAAGTATTAAAGAGAATGGATCTGCTTTCCCTTTACTCCCTCGCATTACTTCAATACCATTTGTTGTATCAAAAAATAGTTCATAGTCAGAGTTGGCAAAAAACTTATTGAATTTAGGTTTTATCATAATCGTTTGAACTCCTCTTCTTCGGGTTTATCTTCTTCCATAGGTCCGAGAGTTTCCACTTTTTCTTCTTGCCTTTTAACAACTTCTTTTTCTGCCGGTTGCTTATCTTGTGTCTTGTCAATTTTTTCACCTTCTTCCTTTTTATTCAGTTCTTTTACAACCCCCTCTTGCAATTCTTTAAATGCTTTTTTAGCTGAGCTAACAACCTTGTGAACACCCTCCTTAATTTCTTCTTTGGTTTCATTTGAAATAATTTCTTTAGTTTCAACATTAATTTCTTTTACATCTGTTTTATCATCATCACAGAAAAATATGTTAAAAATAAAACCAATCATTATAAGAGTTCCGATACCAATTCCTCCACCACTGCTACTTTTAGACATTTTATAATCCTCCTTTATATAAATAAATTAAAGTTAAACAACTTATATTTTCATTTATTAATATATATAGATAATGGCATAAATCATGAACAATGTCTCAGTGAGTTTAGAACAAAATATAAAATTGATTGCCGGTAGTGTAATGAACTATATAGATAAAATCTTAGAGAGAGTTAAAGATAATGAAGCAGTTGGATCATTTGCAATTGATTCATTTCCCAAAAGTAAGCGAAAAAAGAAAAGACAGATTATAAGAACCGTTTATCCAGAGAATAAAAATGAACAAATACCAAAAAGGGCCATGATTGACCTTGATGGAACAATTCATAAATATTCTAATGGATATAAAGATGGAACAATTTATGACAGTGCATTTGATGGTGCAAAAGAAGTTATTAATTGGTTACGAAGAAAAGGATATGAAATAGTTATATTTACCACAAGAGCATCAGAACAAAATGCTGATGAACTTGGAGGCAACCACGAAGATCAGATAAAGAAGATCGGTAAGTGGTTAAAAGATAAAGGTATCTATTTTGATCAGATTACTGCTGAAAAACTTGCAGCAGATTTTTACATTGATGATAAAGCTATTAGTATTTATAACGGCGATTGGAAAACGGTTCTTAAAGTTATAAAGAAACGTATTAAGTATAAGGAAATTAAATGAAATGTGAATATGGATGTAGACAAGAAGCAAACCATCAACTGAAAAATGGAAAATGGTGTTGTAAAGCTACTACGAAAAAATGTCCAGAAATAATAAGAAAAAGCTCAGAAGGAAGACGAGGAACTAAAAGAACTATAGAACAAATAAAAAATATTTCAAAAGGTCATGTTGGTCAACTTTCAGAAAAGAAAGGAATGACTTATAAAGAATTATATGGTAATAAAGCAAGTAAAATTAAAAGGAAAATGCGAAATGCTAAATTACTAGTTAAAGATATTAATAAAATAAAACAGAAATTTCCTTTTCTTTATTCTGTGGAAGATTTTAAAGTAGATGATTCTGATAATGTTCATGTAAAGTGTAAGAATTCTTCTTGTGAAAAATGGTTCATTCCAACTTATACTCAACTTTATGAAAGACATAGAGCATTAAACACACCAGCTGGATTTGAAGAAAATAATTTCTATTGTTCTGAAGAATGTAAGAAAAGTTGTATTTTATATGGGTCGTCTGCTAGTTCTTTGTTATCAAATTCTGAACTTCAAATACTCAGCAAATTTGTTCTCGAAAGAGAAAATGGTCTTTGTGAGTATTGTGAGAAACCAGCTACAGAAGTTCATCATACAAGACCTAAAAAATTAGAACCATTTTTTGTACTTGACCCAGATTATGCAATTGCAGTGTGCACAAAATGTCATTATAAATACGGACATAAAAAAGGAACAGAATGCTCAACTGGCAATTTATCTATCGCAATTTGTTCTAAATAGGAGATAAAAACAATGGGTATGAAATATTCATTCGCGGAACTTGGTCAAAATATTTTGACTAGAAAATTTGGAGGAACAACTGTTGGGGTTGCTGATCCGTACGTAACTGGTTATCACTTTATTTGGTTTGATAAACTTCCACCTGCATTAATAAACTATACTTCAAAAGGTATAAGCGGTTTAACAGGTCTTAATGAAATTAAATCGGTTCTTGCAGCATCTTGTTTATCAGTTACACCTCCAGGCGGAACTCTAAATAAAATTGAGTATACCGGTCTTGGTGGAGTCAAATGGGCTGTGCCAGGAAATGTAGATTATGGGAATACTGTATCTGTAAAATTCTTAGAATTTAACAAAACACCTATTCTTGATATTATGCATTCTTGGGTTAAACTGATTCGAGATTACAGAACTGGTATTACTGAATTAGTAGATGGACCGGAAGGAGAAGGATATACAAAGAAATCTTATGCTGGACTTATGTATTACTGGACTACAGCACCTGATGCTAAAACAATAGAATATTATGCAGCATATGATGGTGTATTTCCGGCAAAAGATCCACAAGATTTATATACAAGCGATGTTGAAACAGTTGGCAGGTTAGATATAGAGATGGAGTTTAATGTAGATTACGCATGGCACGAACCATGGGTTCTAGCAAAATGTAATACATTTGTTGATGCGATTACTCAATCTGCTGCTAATGTTGAGAATTATGGTGCAAGACAAGCATAAACTGAGGTAAAATAATGTTACAAAAATCTTATCTTAAATTAATAGCTGCGAGCATTGTTTGTGAATCTAATCTTTCAAAATATGCTAAAATTCAGGTGTTTCGTTTTATTGAAAATGAAGCATCTGAACTTCAGTTAACTATATTTATCAATGAAGGTAAAATACAAAAAGTATCTGAAGCTGAAATTACATCAGAGATCGCTCCCATTGCTGTTGTTGCTGTTTCGTTAATAACTGCAGCAGCTTTTGCAGTAGGGAAGTCAGTATATAATAAATTTTATAGTAATGTTGCTAAAGCATGTGCTGGAAGGGATCGTGATGATAAAAAAAGGTGTATTAGAGATTTTAAGCTGAAAGCAAATTATGCTAGATTGGGAGCATTAAAGAAAGAAATGGGAAAATGTAACGAGACAAATAATGTAAAAAAATGCAGAAATAATTTTCTCAAACATATGAGAAAGATTGAAAAACAAATTCAAAAAGATAGGGTTTTTTAGGAGGTAGTTAAAAAGATGGATATTAATAAAACGAGGTTAGGACTTATTTATATTTTTTCAGAGAATGAAAAAATTTCTAAAAAAGCCAAACTTCATCTTATAAATTTTATTGAACAAGCTGATGAGCATCAGTTAAAAGTTTTAGTGATGGACGGCGAGATTGTATCTAAAGATAAATTAGATGAACAAGCTCGTGAAATTGTTGATGATAGATTTGACGTAAGTATGTTTAAAGATATATCTAGTGCAGCTTTAAAAGGGATACAAGAAGTTGGTTTTCTTGCTGCTGCTGCTGTTGGTGCTGCTGGTGTTGTTGGTAGTGTTGCCTACGTAAGATTAAAAGCTAACAGGGCTTGTAAAAAACTGTTTCCTGATAAAGGCGATGAAAGATTTAAAACATGTTTAAAAAATTATATGACAAAGTATAAGAAGTCTGATGCATATAAAGCTGCCAAAAAACAGAAGGAAACAAAAGCAAAAGCAGCTCAAGCTAAAATGAAAGCTGGTCTACCAAAATAAAATAAAAGAATAATAATATTGAAATGAAAGAAAGGAGATATGGAAAATGACATTCAAAGGATTTGCAGTAGAACTTCCGGTGTATGAAGTAATTACACCACAAACTAAACAATCGTTTACTTTAAAAACTCTTAATGTACAAGAGGAAGAAAAGTTAAAAGGAAGTTTGGTTACACCAACAAAAATTGCGGAACACTTAAATACTTGTATTTTTAACTCTCTGGTTTCCAAACCAGAAAATATCACAGATCTTGATTCATTTCTTCATGATGTGACATTGAAAGATAGAGATGCTCTTTTATATGGTCTGTATCATATTACATACGAAGAAATAAGAAATTATCAAGTCAAGTGTACATCTTGTGCTCATGACTATGCTGTGACTGTAAAAGCTTCAAGCACATTTAATTTTAATTCTTATCCAAAAAAAAATATCTTAGAAGACAGGAAAAAATTTGAGCTCCCTGTTTCAAAGGGTGTTTTTGTAACAGTTAAACAACCAACTTTATTTGATGAAATGTCAAATATTGGTCAGTTATCGAACAGACCTGGAAGCACAATTGAATTGATAACAGAAACTCTTATTATTGATAAATTTGAGCAAGAAGTTCCAGATAGAAAAACTCCTATTGTTTATGCTGATAGAATTGATGTTCTTGATGCTTATCTTACATTACCTGCTCGAGATAAACGCTTTATATATCGTACATATGAAAAGGCATTTGGAAAATATAGTATTGAATTAAAGATGCAAAGTAATTGTACCAGTTGTGGTCATCAAGATGAATATGACATTGATTTAGTGGAAAGCTTTTTTCGTGCATTGTTCTCAGCATGATGAAATTGCAGAGTTTAAAGACAATCTCGCTGAGAACATTTTCTCGTGTATGGAAATGAGTGGACAGTCATATATGGATGCTACGCTTATGCCAGTTAAAAGATTTCAAGATTACCTTAAATGGAAATCACAGTTAGAGGAAGAAAAGCAAAAGAGGTTTGAAGAGGAAAGTAAGAAATATGGCTAATATATTAGATAGATTTAATGAAGCAGTTGCAGGTTCAAATTCTAAATTAGCTGATTATACTTCAAGAGTTGCAGTTAAAGGGGATTTTAAAAGGATTTCAAATATAGAAGTTCTTATTAGTTCCTGGAATAACATCTTAATGACTCCAAGAAGAACCTATCAATATGATCCTGACTATGGAAGCAATTTATATAAAATGGTTTTTGAACCTGCTGATCAAATAACTGTTGATAAAGTTATAGATGAAGTTACAACTACTTTATTAAGATATGATGATCGAGCAAATATTGAAGATGTGGACGTTACGTTTTTTAAGAATTTAAAAGGATTTTCTGTTGCGATTAATGTTGAATATCAGGGAGAGACTGGTCAATTGGAAATTGTTATTGATGAATCTACATACTTTAAATTCTTTGAATCAACAGATTTATAATAAGAGGATATATACATGATTACTCAAGAGGATAGAAATATTTTAAAAGATGTTGGGAGAAAATATTTACTTGATATTGCTCTCGATAGTCAAATATTAAAAGACAAGCTTACATTTAAAGAACACGTTGAATTATGTAATTCTATTGGTGAGTTATCATATGAAGAAGTTATAGGACTGACTATTACAGAAGGCATCAAAGAATTTGAAAACAAGTTTAGAAAATTTCTTAAATATGGTTTTGCAGCGATTGCAGGGGGAATCGGTGGAGCTGTTGCAGGAGGAGTTGCGACTACTGGGGTTCTTGCTACTGCAGCAGGTATTGTTGGTGGTGGTATTGTAGGTCCTGCACTTGCTATGTTTGTATTATATATATTCAGAAAATTAACCGATACTTGTTCAAGATCGTGTTTAAAGAAATTTCCAATGTCAACTCAAAGAAAGATTTGTCGTTATGAATGTCAAGTCAATGCAACTCGCAAAATCGTAAATGATCTTAGATCAGAAATTACAAAATGCGGTCAATTTGCAAAACCGGGTAAATGTGAAAAGAAATTAAGAGGAGAATATATTAAGTGGTCGAGAAGACTACAATCACAGATGGTCAAATTGAACCAAGCTAAATTAGGAACAGAAGAGAAAGAAAGAAAGAAAAGACAAAAAGAATTAAGCAAGAGAGCAAAAACTCTTGCAGCAAGTCATCAAGTTTCAAAATCAAAATTAATAAATATTGTTACTGAAAATAAACAATTCAGACAAAATATTCCATTCAGAAAACATTTGGAAATCTATCAAGCGGTCAATTCGATTAAAGAGGAAGATGAGAGTTTAGCTGTTAAACCTCCAAAAATAGATCCCAAAAAAGAAAAATATGCAAGAAATGCATTATATCTTGGTCTTTGGGTAATACCTATTCCTTTCTTCAATGACGTTGTTAATTATATTATAAAGAAACATAATTTTGCATGTATCGGAAAATGTTTAAAACAAAGGAAATTTTCTAGAACTTTATGTATCCATCAATGTAGTTATCTGTCAGCAAAATATGCAGTACAAATGTTAAACAAACAGATGCCTAAATGTAATAAAGCTGATAAACCCGTTAAATGTAAAAAGAAACTTTATACTATGCTTGAAGATTGGAAGCAAAGAGAAGTTGAAGCCAAAATAAAATTTGAATCAACTCTAAGAATAGAATTACGTAAAGCAAAAAATAGAGAAGGTAAAGCATAATGTCAGATATTCAAAATTATGAAAGGTTATATAACTATGTTCATGAATATCAAAATTTACTATATGACTATTATAGCAAACACGTAGTAAGATTTTTAGTTACATACTATAACTTAAATGTTGATGAAACAATTTGGGAAGATGAAGATATTCTTGGTGGAGCATATGAGCAAACTGGAGATTTGTCAGGTATAAAAAGAAATAAACTTTTACTTCTTCCTGTTTATTATCCAGAAGAAATAACAACTTCATTTGATGCTGAAGAAGTTGGATATAATAAAAACACTGAAACTAATATTGTTATACCAAGCTCATATGGATTCAAACCATATCCTCATGATGTTATAAAATTTGAACAAGATTATTTAAAATCTTCAAATGATACATTTCCTCTATATACGGTTACTGGAGTGGAGATTCACCCAAACACTGATAAAAGATATTGGAAATTAAAATGTCAAGTATTTCAGAGTGAAACTTTATCATCTGTAGATGCTCAAGTTATTAATACTTATTCTTTTGTTGAATATGATAAAAAGATACATACTCTTTCAAATTCACAGTTTATATCAAAGCTTCTATATAAAGATTCACTTTTAGCACCTGTTTTAAAAAATACGCTATTTGATAATAGAGTTGGGTTTTACTTTACACCCAGAATCCCATAAACGGTTAGGAGATAAAGGATGGCAACTACATCACTATCAGAACAAATATATTTATCTAGAGATTCAATTCGTGAGATGATTAGTAATGAAGTAAAGACATATCTCGAATTAGAGAATGTGGATTTGACGAAGTCATCATTTCTTAGCTTCTTAATTGATACGATATCTACACTAACCGGCAATCTTTTGTTTTATCAATTATCAGCATACCGTGAGTTTTTCCTAACAAAAGCACAGCTTCCAGAATCAATCTTAAATCTATCAGCATTTCTTGGATATAATACAGCAGAAGCTACTCCTGCAACTGTAAATGTATTATTGACATTTCCATTTGGTTTTGATGATCCAGTTACTCAATTTGCGATTCCAGAAGGTTTTAAATTTACTGCAGATGGAGATGTTGAATTTGTAACTTATTATAATACAACTATTGAAGTAACAGGCAGCAATGTAACAATTCAAGTTATTGAAGATAATAAAAGATTTAATTTGCCTGTTGATATAACAACTGACTCTTTTAGTTTTGTTTTACCATTAACTCAAACTAAGATTGTTGAACAAGAATTTCAAATTGATACTGATATACAAGAATTTCAATTTATAACACTGGATGTTCCAGTCACTGGTGAAGTTGCTGAACTGCAAGTAAATATTCAAGAGCCTGGAAGTTCTGGAACAACAGAATGGACTGAATATGATAGTATCTTTTTATTAAGTGAAACAGACAAAGGTTATGTATCAAGAAGAACAGATACTGGAAGAAAATTAACTTTTGGTAATGGACTGATTGGTGTACAGCCTACTGGAGGATCTACTGTATTTGTCACAGTATTAACAACAGTAGGTGTTAGTGGTAATGTTATTGCTAGTTCAATTAGGGAAGGGGAGAGAATTTATTTAACAACTTTGGGTGGTGTTACTCAAATTGTTGATTACGAAGTGATAAATGCTTCATCTGCATTTAGTGGGGAAGATGAAGAATCCTTAGAACAAGTCAGAAGAAATTCGATTGCGTCAATTAGATCATTGGAACGTTTAGTTACAGAAGGTGATTATAAAGATATTAGTGTAGTTGCTTCAGATGTTCCATTTGCTCAAAATGCACTTCCTGTCCTTAAACGATCTGATTTACAGGTAAATGAAATTGAACTATTTAGTGCATTATTATTTGGAGGTAATACATCAGAAATTGATAATCTGGTTCCTACAAGAAATGCTGTATTCACTGTAGATGGTTCCGTTACAAGATTATATAGAAATGATCTTATAACTATTGGAGAGCATGATTATTATAATATATTTGAGATAGATATTGACATTCATAATACAGTTGGTGTATATGAATATATTATTTTAAGTGTAGATCTTCTTCCTGCATTAGTAACAAGCTATACATCAACGTATGACATTTATTCTGATTTGTTACAAGTTGAAAGGGTGGGTACTCAAGGTATATTTAAGCTTCATTATAAATCAACAGAAAGTGATTCTGAATTAGCATCATGTGAAATGGTTATTAAATCAAGCGGTTCAACCAGAACCATGACCAACGATTCAACAGCAGGATACTTTATTTATACATTTGATCCTTATACTAATATTCCAAAAGGTGAACAAACATATGAATTTACAATAAAAGATCCAAGTGATGCTGAAGTTGCATTATATTCTAATAATATAACATTTAGAGCAGATCTTAGCACATTCATGAGATCAAATGTTGCTTTTTCTGCGCCTGACACTATCATATATGATGTTCCTGTTATAGAAAAAGAATATTATGATAGTATTGATAAAAAAGCATTTGAGCTTCAAGTATTTCAACAGTTAATTAGTACTGCAAATTTATCTGACCGTAGAATGTTAACTGATTTTTTAAATATAAAATTTACAAATACATACGGGCTTTTGAATACGATGCTTATTAATCAGCCTACAATTTCGAGCGTTATTGATATTGTTCCGACTGAACCATTATTATGTGATGTTGGAGATAGATATATTCTTGATCCATATGCTACTCCTTATTCAGAGGTTCAAGATAATATTATTAGATGTACGGATTCAACGGCAATGACATTTGTTTATGAGAAACCTATTGCTGATTCAATTGTGTATATTACAGATAGAGATGCAAAATATATTTATTCAATAAGAGGATGGATTCCACTGCCTCTTTATGAAATTCCTCTTGAAATTGAAATTGAAATATTTAGAGAATCAACATTTAGTGGTACTTTAGCATCGTTACAGGATACTATTAAAACAACTATTATAAATGCATTTAGTGATAGATTTGGTACTGGAGCTCAAATATATAGATCAGAAATTATTGAAGTCGTTCAAGATATTGACGGTGTAAGTCATTGTAGTTTAAGAAAACCAGAGACAAGTATATTCTTTAATTTTGAATTAAACGAGTTAACTGAAACTGAGTTATTAGAATATGGTCCAGAATACGTTTACTTTAATGCAGATAATATTACAGTGAGGATGGTATAATATATGGATCAGTTACTTAAAAAAGTAAAGATTAATGATGCAAGATTAAAAAGTCATATAGCTAGAATTGTGGCTAAGAATCTAAGTGCTTTATCTGAACCATGTTATTATCCTGAAGTTAAAAAACATTTTTATGAACTTTTAAAGATAACAGGTTTAACAGAAAAAGATGTAAAAGAATTTGCGAAAAGACGCTGGAAGGGAAGGAAAGAAGCTAAATTTGGTACTCAAAGTAATGCAATTGCTAATTTTTATGTATTCCTGCTTCAATATTTTTTAAAGAAAAGAGATAAGACAACATACAAATATTTAATGATTTTCTTTATTATTAGACATTATGCTAATCTTATGCATAAAACATTTAAGTATTGTAATGAAGAAGCGTTTAGATATGCATTAGATGTCTTAACAAAAACACATTTATTCTCAAGAGAAAAAACAATCTCAAATGCTCTTTTTTATATTGCAGGAGAGATGGTTAAGCGTTGGTCAAGAGGTTTACGAACTAATGATTTAGATGCAATATCAAGATTTATGCAAGATAGCAGAACTAGAGTTTCTCAGAGTATGAAGAGTTTTGCACAAACATACTATAAAGCGGCAGAGGAAGGATCAGGATTAAGACGCGGAGAAGAACCATCAGAAGAAGAGAATGTATATCAAATTAAAGCAGCAGATAAGGGAAATAAACTGGCTGATGAAATAACCAAAAAAATAACTGTATATAGATTTTCTGATCATAAAGCACAAGAAGCATCTCGTACTCTTGCAAAAATTAATTCATCTCTTGCAACACAAATAGTTTCCAAATTAAACAACACAAAATATTCAGATAATTTAAGAATCATTTTTAGATTGTTTATGAAAGATTTGAAAGATGCCCCGTCACTATGTGGAAAAAAATATGAGACATATGTCAGACAGTTAATGTCTATAAAAAGAACTAAGATGAAAATCTATTTTAAACAACAAGTGAATATTTTGCTTTTGAATCTTTTAGATGAAATAGATTATAAATCGAAATATGAAAAACTTACCTCACAAACTCAATTTCTCATCAATCTATATCTCGCCTATTATTTAACGATGGTATTAAAAAATACTGTATGTTAACGTTGTGAATAAAAGTCAGAAGATCCTCTAATTTCTAGATTGCTTTGTTGAGCAACTTCACTGCTAGATGATCTACTTTCACTACCTGTAGTAGATATTAGTGGAGCATTTCTTTGTTTTACTGCTGCATTTTTAACCAACCGTACTTGATCTTCTGGACTTAACTGACGAACTTTTGTTTCAATATAATGTATTCCAGCTCTTTCACCCACAATTTCATTTAATCTATTTCTTGGTGTAGATAATGCATTATCTCTTTCTCTAAGAGCTTTTAAATAACTTCTTACGGTCGGTCTATTTGAGAATGTATTTACTCCCTCCTCAACAAGCATGCTACCATATAAGCTTGCAAAATCAAGCCTTACATCTACTATACCAAGTTTTTGATTATATGCAATTTGTTGTTGATCTCCGCCTTTAATTATAGTAATATTTGTAATAACAGCGGGTTCTAAATTATAAATTCCAGTAGCTTTTACTTTATGGAAGAATGGCCAATTATATGTTTTACCATCTTCTGATCTTGGAACGGCTAAACATAGTAGTACAGCAAGAGGACCAATTATATATTGTTCAGTTGATGCTGGACTTGCTGGATTTGGATTATATAATCTAACTGTTGCAGTATATGATGGAGTAAAACCACTGTTTCTCCAAACTTGTGGAAAGTCAACTCTATGTCCAGCCACCATTTGATTAATTAGTTGTGCTCCACCCCCTAACATTTTAGATAAACCAGAAGCACCGCCAGACTTCATTTTGTTGATTAAATTCTGAAGACCTTTACCTGCTCCTGATGCCATTCCACCAGCTCCAGATAATGCGCCCCCTAACATTCCTCCTACATCTTCTCCAAGATCTGAAAAAGCACCTCCTATATTTTGCATAGCTTCTGTTCCTGTACTTGCGCCAGTCATTTGTGCTAATTGTGACATACCTTGTGAAGCAACATCTGTAAATTTTTGAAGGAATGTTTCACCGTATTCATTTGTAAATGAATCCGTTGGAAAATTGTCAGCTAAGAAAGCACATTTAATCGGAACATCAGTTGCGTATCCATGATTTCCTAATATTTTTAGATATTTTTCTCTAGCATCTTCAACAGCAAATAGATTTAAACCACTTTCAAACCTTGGAATACATGGTATTATTTCAAGTACAGGCATACTATTTATAATCATTTCATCGCTTATCCATGTAGATGGAGGAAGTCCATAAACTCCATTAAAGGGATCTAAGTGTTGTACTGTTCTCATTATTTTATCTCCTTACCTTATATTACATAAAGTTACATCTCGTGCAAAACTATTTCCAGAACCAAATGATTCAGGTTCATTCCAGCCACCCTGAGAATTAACTGATTGATTACTGCTCGATGATATAACATTTGAATTGTTTATGATAGCAGCCGTAGTTTGTCTGCTTCCCTCTTGTATTTTTGAACCTAATTGTCTAGAAAGGTTATCATAACCTCTCTTTCTCGCTTCGGCATCTAATCCATATTTCTTTGTTTCGGTGTCCATATATTTTTGAATTGCTGCTTTATCTTTGGAATCAATAGAACGAACTGTTCCTGCATAGCTCGGCATTGTTACTGGTTTGATTCCTGCATCTGTAGATGTCTCATTCAATGCAGCATCCAATTTACTTGCTAAAGTTCCTTCGTGAATATCTTTAACCGTACTCATAACTTTTCTAAAAATAGCTCCAATTACTGGCAGATTAGATATTTTTTCAACAAATTGATTCTTTAGATATGTAAATACTTTTCTGATACCAATTATTGGAAACATTAAGTTGAAGGCAATCTCTTTTGCAACAGCTGATATTTTACTCCAAATTTCAGCACCGAACATTGCTTTTATTTTTTTACCAAGCCATATAAATGGTTTTTTAACATAATCAAATATAGTTCCCATCATATCTCCTATCCATTTCATTGCTGTTTGTATAATACCTGGTTTTTGCCACCAATCTTTAAAGCTATCCCATACTTTCCCAAGAGTCATTTTAAAACCCCATTTCAATAATACCCATGCGCTTTTTAAACCTTCTTTTAACATTTTATATGGAAAGATAACAATATTCCATACACCTTTGACCATATCTTTTATAGTACCAAGACTTTTACTTATACCCTCAGAAAGTTTCTTTCCGCCTACGAAGCCTAGAATACCTCCAGCTGCTGCACCAATTGCACCACCAATTAATGTACCAATACCTGGAACAACAGAACCGAGAGCTGCACCGAGAGCTGCACCTTTCCATACTCCACGTTTAGCACCAGCAAGACCAGTTTCTCGACCTCCAACAAATGCAGATAGGCCTCTAACTAAAAATCCTCCCATAAAACCTTCTGGGTCCCTGATAGCCTGGAATGCATCCCATAATCCCATTCCACCTCCAACTATAGCTCCACCTGCTGCTCCAGCAAGTTTTCCTCCCAAACCAAGAGCTTTTCCTCCCAAACCAAGAGCTCGCGCTCCAAGTCCTTTTTTTGCTGCTCCAGCAGCGCCCTTAGCAAATATTCCACCAACCTTTTTTATCGGAAGACCTGTAATTGGAGATTTGACTTTGAATAGACTTTTTAATCCTGGTATTTTTCTAACATGTTTTCCTATTAGGCTTACAAGTTTAGTAGCTCCGAAAAATTTTGCCATACTGCTCATAAGAGTCATAAATTTACCAATGCCTCTTCCAAAGATAGTTCTAATAAAACCAAAAGCTATTACTACCATATCCCAAACTTTACCACCTAATTTTTTTATTCCTTTTCTAACTCCTTTTGTTTCTTGAAATTGATCGGTTGTTGCAAGAGCAGTTTTTGAAATATTCTCTGCCATACTTGGAGAGTTAGGTCCTTCTCTTTCTTCTTGTTCTTCTTTCATTTTACGCATCTTAGAAATATTATCTGCCATATCAACCCAGATTTTTGGTTTTTCAAACATAGTACCCATTATATTCTTTTTTGTGATTCCAGCTCTTTTCATTACTCGACCTGGTCTTCCGAATCCTCCAATTCCTGTAATACCAGCTTCGGCCATAGCCTCTTTATCAAGATCAAGTTTATCAACCATATAGTCAAATAGTTTACTCATAGGTGATACCATTGATCTTGAAGTCATGAACTCTTTTATTTTTCCGAATGCTGTATATGTATATTCTTTTGAACCGGAAATCTTTTCACCTGTAAGAGATTCAGCTGCTGCTTTTGCATAGATTACAAGATCATCAATTTTTGGCATTAAAGTTGTATATGTCACTGCCAATAGATTTGACACCTTTCCAAAGACGTTATGTGTTCTAGTTGCACCCCTAACATCTCCAGCATAACCACCTCTAATTCCAAATAGAAATTTAATCGGACTAACTATGGCTGACTTCATAATATCAGAGAACATAAGCATATTTCTAAATGTTGGATGTTGAAGGAGAGTTCTTTGCCATGCAATTCTCATACGAGAAGTCATACCAATTAATCCAACCTTCAATTCAAGAATGGCTTTTAATAATCTTTTTTGATGTGATTCCTGTTTTGTGTCTCGAACAGCTTGGAATTCTTTGATAAATGTCTGAACTATACTTTCTTGACTCTCTTCTCTTTCAACAACCACAGTTTCTAATCTCAATAAATTTTGAGACATTATGGTTAATGTCTTATCTAACTTTCTTGATATGTCCGCACTTTTTGCTTCATCAATTTGTTTAAGAAGTTTATCAATTGGAGTAACAACTTCTGCTGCATGAACTTCAATTATTCCTCCTTGTTTAACATAGCCACCTTCTTGCAGTTTTGGTGGAGCTCCTTCAATAGTTTTTTGAAGTTTTTCTATATCGGTTACTGTTGCTGGTTTTTTCTCTCTTTCATCATCTACTACTTTCTTTCCTTTCTTGAATATATTAGCAATACCACTTCCTGCTTTTGATAAACCTTCTGTCATTGCTGACCCAACTTTATCTTTAATTCTTGCAGCTGCACCCTGAAAAACATCTGTCTCCATGAATTTTGCAGCGAAGTATCCAAATAAAGGAGTTGCTCTGGAAAGAGCCATGGCGATAGTATTAGTTTTATTTATACTAATATCTTCACTAATTGCTTTTCCATATTGCCCAATAGCTTGTGATGTAGCCTTTCCTGTATCAATTGTAATACTCTTGACACCGGTGGCTAAAGAATTAATTGTTCGACCTAAACCTTTTAGTACATTATCATATCCTTTTGCTGTTTCGCTTGTAAATTCAGTACGTTCAAGTTCAAGTTGCATCATCATTTCTTTTTGTTGCTTTGTTAACGCGTTGACCTCATTTGCAGTTTGAAGTCTCTTTTTGTTTTGCTCTTGAACTAGATCATCAACAGTTCGGTGTAAACTGCTGATTCTACGTGCTCTATCACTAGCTACCACATTAGCACTTTGGTCCAATAGATTTGTACCAGGTTTAATAGGTTTTTCTGGCATTTATTAATCTCCTTACAGTTTGTTGACCATTTTATATACTTTTTGACTTGGACGTTTTATTAATGCTGGTAATGAAATTACTTCAGATGGTGCATACAATTCTTGATAACATAACTCTTTCATATGTCTTACATTTATACCAAACGTCGTTTTATATGCTGTATATAATGGAGCAACAATATGTCTATTAGCATAAGTAGCTTTGACAATCAAAGATGGTACGCCGCTTGTCATTGCTTTAAATATTATTTTAATTAGAACAATATACTCAGTAACTAATTTTTTGAATTTGTCTGGAGGTAAAGTAGATATATCACCAAATGTTTCTAATAACATTCTATGATATTCAATTAATATTTTATTAGATGGAGTATTTCTTTCGGTATTTTTATAAATAAAGGCAATTATCCTTTGAACTGTTTTATCATCAAGCCCATTTCTTTTAGTCATAAATAGTTGTGACCAATAATTTTTATAATACGAAGTTAATTCTTGTTTAAATGTTGATAAAAACTGTTTTGGATATTTGTTAGAAACCTTATGTATTAATTCGTGTAAAGTTGTGATTGATAGATCATTGTTAGATGCAAACCCAAAAATATTTGTGTCATTGTCAACAAACACAAGAATATATTTTCCAAGAGTTTGTCCTGCAAATCCTTTAAATTCAGGGGGTTGTTTTTTCAGAATAGTTTTAATAATTCTGTCAGTTAAATAACAAGGAATAAATTCTCCTTTCCCCATCAATTTAACCATCGTTGATACGATAGGAGCAGTTCGTGAAGATTTAAGCATTGCTTTTACAAAATTTTGTTTTAGCACAGAAGATGTATATATTTTAACCCCACCGTAATTCATTACAAGTTGAAGTTGCCCTCTTGGGGCAGCAAATAATTCAGTAATTTGTTTAACTTGGTCTTCCATTTAATCTTCTCCTTAAAGTTGATCATACATACTAAGAATATCAACAAATCCACCCATCTCATTAATATGGCTCTTAACATGTTTCATAATAGCATCATTACTAAACTCAGATTGTAGTTCTGAATTTCCCGCAATAATATTTGCCATTTCATTTGTGAGTGTACTGTATTCTTGAGTATCAATCATCATTGGTGGATCATACTTTCTTACATAAAATACACAAGATGTAGCTAATGCTAAGTCATCATGACATCCTGTGTCTCCTTCAACTTTACCATTTGTTTTTGTTACAAGACCAGTCAGTTCAAGAGCTAATCTTTCAGATTTGACACACTCTGGATATTGTGTAATATAAGAATATAAAGCATCAATCATTAATGGTCTAGTTTTTGTATTAGTTGATAATCCAGGAAGTACTGTTTGTTTACCTCGTTTTTCTTTGTAAATCATAAATGAAAATTCACTATTATTAAGCTGTTCAACAACTTGGTTCCCATATGAGTTTGATTCTACAACAATCATTCCTGGATATTGTGTTGCAAGTACTTTAACAATTTTTACAAAATCAAGAACTTTACATTTTCCACGATACTCTGCTACCTGCTCAAGGGTTTCATAATCCCATACTGTTACTGCAGATTTATCTTCTCCATGCTCAGGAGCTGTATCAACCCCCATTATATAATATCTGTTAGGAATTGGATTTGCAAATCTCCACAATTCACCATTAAATAATTTTAACCTTTCAGTTGGTTCCGTAACAGCATTTTGGACTTTCTCTACAGTTTCTGCTTCAAAGAATGATCCTTCTGCTGGTAGAAATTTTAGTTCTAACTCTTGGGCAATTTTCTTTTTATCATTGTCAAATAATCTACATTGGGTATCAAACCATAAAGGATCTTCAGCAAGTTCTGGAATCATTTTCCAGTGAATAACAAAAGGATTAAAAATATCATCACCAGATATTGCTTTTAAATATCTTTCAAAATACCATTGACCAACACCAATTGTTTTATTCGGAGTTGATAGAACGATTGTTCCAAATGGAATATTAGCTTTTCGAGCTTGCATTTGATTTGTTGAAAGTGCTGGAACCATAGATGTCCAAGCGGTATCAACATGGTGAACAAATGCAGCTTCATCAATAACTA